TTTTAAATACTTTTTCTTTATATTTTCTTTTATAGTTAGAATCTTTTCACCACTCTTCCAAGCATTAAAATCTACGCATTCCTGTACAGTTTTATGCTTATGTAAATAATCTAGTATAGCTTCCCATGTAGCCATACTTATTGTATTAGAATCTAAGTCATCATATTTTGCCCAATTAAATATCCATACAATATGATATTTTCTAAATAAGCATATTTGAATATAAGGATCCCATTCATGTCTAACTTCATCATATTTCCATTTCCATCCTAACCCTGAGAATCTTATACTTATAATAGGATTATAATAATCTCTTCTAATAGGAAGTCCAAAAAACCATAAATTTTTCTTAATTATAAGATGACATTTAGGTCTTTTAAATATTTTTCTAACTTTCCACCAATAATAAAGAGGATTATTATATTGATTAATAATCTTTATCTTTGTCATAATCTAATGCTTTAGTAAGATAATTTATAGCTTCAAGTTCTCCATAAGTTAGATTAAACATTTTTTCATTTATAGTTATATCCCATCCCTCTCCATTAGTCCATTCGGTTATTTCTATAAAAGAAGACTTATTTTTTAAGTGATCATACTTTTGAAGATCATCATTGATCGATTTTCTACTGCCAATTTTCATATTCAATTATTATTTAATCCTCTTCATCATAATTATTATATATATCTTCTTCATATCTAATTGTTTTAAATACAGGTTGAGTTGGAATTCCACCTTCTGACATATTAAAATATGTAACAGTACCCATATGTCCAATAATATTAGACATATTCTTTATATAATCCAATTTAGTATTCCTATCTCCTACAGGTTTTGCTTTGAATCTTTTTCCAGATTTAGTCTCCATTACAAAACACATATCCTCTTCAGGTCTTAATCCTCGAATCCATCCAACAATAAGAAATTCTTCATCCTTATAGTCCTTAATCTTTATAGCTGCGCTAGTCTTCTTTCCATATCCATAATATGCGTCTAATCGTTTAATGACTACTCCTTCAAATCCTTCTGCCACATATTTCTTATTTAATTTATCAATTCCTAACCATCCAGAGATTGGAGTTTGTTCTACTAATTTTAAATGTGAAGATTTAGATATGATAGGTTCTAATTCTTGCATCAATTCCCATCTATCTTCAAACTTCATTTTATCATCAGCGATATCATATATCCAATATTGTAGTTGAATAATATCTTGATACTTTTCTGGAGTAATTTCCTTAGTTCTAGCTAATCCAGAAATTTTTTGTAATGTCCATCCATGTTTATAAATTTCTCCATCTAACATTATATCCGGATACTTTTTAAATATCTCTATCATAGCAGGATCATTAATTAGATGTTCTGCTGCTATGTTGTAGTCTTTACCGCCCCTGGAACTTGTCCTAATCTCTCCATCCCTCTGATAGAAGATACACTTTACTCCATCCAATTTTCTTGAAGCTAAATATTCTTTATCAAAAGCTTTAGTAGCTACTTCCGTATATTTTTTACATCCCATTGGAATAGGAACATTATCGGCATTAGTTTTTATTAACGGAAGTTTTTCATTTATTTCTTCTTCTGATAACTTATCCAAAGGCTTTGTGAATAATTCTTCTACTTTCTTATATCCTTTATCTAAATACTTAGATATAGTAGAATTATATTCTAAATCTCCTTGTTGATGAACAGTTCTTTTAGCTTTACCTTCTGTAATAACTTTCTCAGGCTGTTCAATGAGTTTTCCTTTAAATAATCCAGTTTTTTTAAAGATTCTAAATTCATTAGGTATAGGGAGGTATTTAGCACTAGCATATACTACTCTAATTTTTCCTTTAGAATCTCTAGATATTAATTCATTCTTATACGTTGTTCTCATTAGATAGTAAAAGATTACATATAGTTGTAAAAGATGTTCCATTAGAAAGTTCTTCTAATATCTTTCTTTGAGTTGTTCCTTCCATTTCTACAGAAGTTATTACATCCATCCATTCTGGATATGTTTTTATTGTAAAGGAGTCTTTACTCATTCTAGAAAGATATTTAGCATAGAAATTACCTTTATAATATACTTCAGTTAAAACTCCGTTTACGTCTACTTCTATTTTTACTTTATTATATTCTTCAAAAGGCATTCCATATATAGTCTCATTAATAATTTTACGATAATTACAGAACATTTCCTCAGGAGTACTTTCTAAAGTTCCATCTTTAGTTATACGTATTTCTAAATCTTTGAACTTAATATAGAATCCTTCTAATTTCTGTGATCTAATCTGATTTGTGATATATAAAAGTTCAGTTTGAGTAGTTACAGTAGCGAGTAATTCTCCTTCTGGAGTATAAATCTCTACAGGAATATCTTTTGGAAAATTTAAGTCTATATTATAATCCATTTTAATTTAATAGATAAATGTTATTTTTAGTTCTAGACAATGCTACATATTGTAATTGTCTTAATTCCTCTTCATCTTTACATCTTAAAATATCTTTCATATCTATATAAACATTAGTAATCGAGCTTCCTTGGCTTTTATGTGTTGAAATAGCATATCCAGGCTTTAGTGTTGCTGATTTTATTAATCTCCCATCATAATATAAATCAATCGGGGATGCAAAGTATTGTTGTAACTTATAATATTTACTCCACAATGCTCCATATAATCTAGAATTTACTTTCTTGTCTACTTTTAGAGCAGTTAGTCTAGTTGTTTCAAATAAGGATATAAAAGAATTTAATATTTCAGGATCTATATATTTAGATATAATAAATACTTCTATATCATCTTCATATATAAAATCTCTTAAAGTTAATATAAATCCCTTTAATTCTAGAGGAAATATTTGAGATGGAGGTTTAATATAAGGCTTTACATCTTTTATTATATAATCTAGAGAGTTATATATTTTTCCAAAATAATCATCGGACTCAAAGTTATCATATCCAGTTAGAAATCCTCCAATATTATATTCTTCATTATTATTAAATAAAAGTTTATTAAGTACAGTATTATACTCATTTAATCTTTTATTTGTATATGTAAGAATTCTACATAAGTACGGATCTTCTTTACTAATAGCCTTCTTAAAATTCTTTCCAGCTTCGATTATAAAATCTTTTACATTGTTACAGTTATATAAAGATCCATAGTTGGACTTAAACTCTTTAAACCTACCAAAATGTGGAGATGTTCTTAATTCATCTAATAAATATAATAACGGAGCTTCATCTTTCTGTCGGTATATTTTGGTTAATTCTATTTTATTCTTTAAAGAGAATACTTTAGATATTTCTAAATCTTTAACTCCTCGTAGTTGTGCTGAATCACCTAGAAAAACTATCTTTACATTCCTTTTTGATACTAACTCTTTATCTATAAACTCGTATAAATCAGAGGTTATCATACTGCATTCATCTACTATTACTAATCTAGGAATTCTAGCTTTCCAATTATGTTTCAACCCACTTTGAAATTCTAATTCTTTAATATTTAATTGTTCAATTTCTAGATTAGGCTTTAACAACAATAACTGATGTAATGTTAATGTTTCAGTCTTAGTAAGTTTCTCTAGATTAATCCTAGCTTTATGAGTTGGAGCACATACTACATAATCATAACTATGGTTATCTAAATATGCTATTACTTGTGATATAACTGAAGTTTTACCTGTTCCAGCTTTTCCAGACAATAATAATTTATTATTATCAGTGTTGTCTTTGTTACTAATGTTTTTATTATTTATAAACTTAATAATTTTCTTAATTGCAGATAATTGTTCCCAAGATAATTCAAAATCCAGAGTATGGAATCCTTTTATTTCAGATTCCAACTCTTGATCTTCTTTTTCTTGTATTAAAGCACTTCCAAATTCAGAAAATATGTTATTTGCATTCTCCATTAGAACATAATCTCTTCATTTATATGTTTTATAGTATGTATTACTATGCTAGAAATATGATCAAAATCTTCTGACATCACTTCTATATAATTCATTAGATCTTGATCTACATTAAGATCATAGGAGAATACATTCTGTAATGTTTTAAAATTTAAATCTTGTTGGTAATTATATATACATCTAGAAGCTTTCCTAATAAGATCTATATTTTCTATTTCATCGAATAATATTTTACATCCTGATTTATTCGGAGTAGAAAATTCAATTCCTAATATTTCTAATATAAGCATCATTGTTTTCCAGTTGATCCAAATCCACCAATCCCTTTATTTGTTACATCTAAATCTTCTAAATTATCTACTTCTTCCCATTCACATGTCTCTACCTTTTGAAAAATTAATTGGCAAATTCTATCTCCTTCTGAGATATCTACAGGTTTATTCCATGAAGGATTTACTAAAATAGCTCCATAATTCCCTCTATAATCAAAATCTATAATCCAATTGCATTTCCAAGAATCAATCCATCTTTAAGAGCTACTCCACTACGAATATGTAAAGTAATCATATAACCTTCCGGAATACTTGTATGAATATCTAAAGGAACTAAAACTCTTGACCCTGGCTGCATCGAGATAGATTTAATTTTTTTTTGTTTCCGCATCTAAAGTATATACAACAGGACCATATTTAATTAAATCTTTTGGATCAATATTACTAAAGCTAGCCCTTGCGTCCATCCCTGCTGCCCCCAGATGTTTTATATTTAGGTAGTTCGTTATTAGATTTATTATATATTTTTACTTTCATTTTTTCTTAGATTTCTTTGATACTGTTATAGTTTTATTTCCTTTTCTTTTTCCATCTCCTTCTTTTAATATTTCAAGTATTTTAAAAGTTTTATTAAACGTAGAAAAGTCTGCCCAATTATTAGTTTTAGGTAAATCAGTATATCTATATTTAATATTAGGTGATGATATATCCAAAATTTCTATATTATAATTACTACTTCCTCCTTCTACAAGTATAATATTTCCAATTTTGAGATCTTCTGCTAACATAGATAAAATATATTTATTCTTTATTATGTTCGTATTCTTTTACTTTAGATATAATAAATTCTTTGGTTAATTTATACAATCTACTTTCTGCATAAGAAAAATATAAATAATTCCCGTCGTCGTCTGTTAATTCAAATACTGGAAGTTCTCTAGCAGCATATTTATTTAATATAGCTCTTCCCTTTTTCTTATCCTTAGTATATGATATATCATAATAATTTATATTTAAATTCTCTATATCATTATCAGGAGGAAGAATATCGAAAGGATCGATATCAGATTCCAGACTATTATATATAAAATTTAATATCATGATTTAAAATATTTATATATAATCTTTAACTCACAACCTTTTAGTCCATCTTGATCTATATATTTAAGAGCAGTATCTTTATTATAAATAGCGTTAGTATTATACACTCCAAACTCTTTTGTTATAGGATTGTAATAATTAGATAATTTAGGATTATATATAGCATAAAAAGATTTAATCATTATCGTCAGGATTTGAAATTAATAAAACTGGAAGTACTTCACATTCTTTCAATTCTTTTTTAATTATAACATTTTTAGCTTCATCTTCTGTATTATATAATGGAACTAATCCTCCAGTTCTAAATAGTTCACAGGTATCGTCCCAGTACAATCCGTTGCTTAAATTGTGAATAGTATATTTCATCAAACATCCTCCCCATTTATTACTTGAATATTTTCTATTTCTGGATCTAAACAAGAAGAGTCTATAAGCATTTCTTCATCGTAATCCCAGTATCCGGAACTAAATTTATCTATTGCTTTTTTTTCATTATCTGCATCGATATCTACATAAAATGTAGAATCACAAGATACTGTATAAGTAATTCTATATTTCATATACTTATTATATTTTAGTTATATCGCATTGTCCTCCAGAACAAGCCTGAGCTCCTGTTGTATCTGCATCAATTAATACTTTTTTCCATTTAACTGTAGTCCAATCGATAGGAGTATAGTTTCTAGTTATATCACACCAATCATGATATAATTGTACATATTTAAGAGTTTCAATCATAGTACTATAATCTTCTCCGAAATATGTATCTCCGAACTTTTTCATTCTCCGCATTATATCCCTTTTAGCATTCAGATTTTTTACAGTATTAAATGCTGTTTTATCTAAATATTTCTGAATTTCTGCAATTGGAATTTCTATATCTGAGTCTAAGATTTCATCTATAAATTCCTCTGTATATCCTAATGTAGATAATACTTTAACCCAATTATTATATTGAATTGAGTTAGCCTTTACCCATTCGGAATGAGGTTTATTTAAATAAGAGGGATCTTCTGTTACATTAAGTTCTTTAATAAATTCTTTAGCATCTTCAACAGTAGAATATAGTTTCTCCCCTTTATAATTAAATGTATCACAAGCTTTCCACAAATTCCCGAAAGTTTTTTCTGCATCTACGATTAGACCTGAGGCAAATATTACTCCGTCCCCATACATTTCCACTAATTCTTCTGGGATAAATACTTCTGAGTATGGAGGTTGTGTAAAAGTAATGTCTCCAGTTGAAGGAATAAATGATACTCCAGCAATAAAGTTTTTATTATTCCATACCCAATCTTTTACTCTATGCCAATCTTGATTTGGAACTATAACAGTATTAGATACATTATTACATACAGGATTAGTAGGATCTACCATTCCTGGAAGAATCCAGTTGTTATATAGTAATTTAATTACTTCTAATTGTTTAATTCCTAGTAATTTCGATTTGGTTTTAACGTTATCATCCGATTCTATTGCGAACATAATACAATTATCAGTATGATTATTAGACCAAACAGATTCTACTACTGCTTTAGGATTATATTTAGCGTATACTTTACCTGCTTCTTCTTCTTTATTAACCTGAACTCTCCGGATATATCTTTTCGCATGTTGACCATGACATCCGGGAGTGTTTCCAGTTAAGGTACTTATATTTCCATCCATTATATATTCTATATAAGACGCAACTCTTATATACGTTCTCTTATGAACTGCTATATGTCACCATATAGATTAGACTATATCATCATCCTATTTAAATAATAGGAGCACCGCGCTTCCAGTGTCATTAGCTTACACTGTACTCTATTTCTAGATAGTCGTTGAACCCGATTTAACTTGGCTGCTGATTAGGTTTATATAGAAATAAACCATTCCAGCAATTCACGGTGTTTATATTTAAATATTACTATTTAAATGCCCAATATTTTAGGCTTAATACAAGTAGTCCTAGATGCAGGATTAATTCTTAGTAAGTTAGCTATTTTGCTATTTTGTTCTTTAATAATCTCAGCTCCTTTACGCAGAATATTTTCATTTAATAATATATCAGGATTCATCATAATCCCGCTAATAGATACTCCAATTAATGGATCATTCTTAGCTAATTGCTCTGTTACTTCACCCAAGAAAGGGAAAGAATTATATGTAGCTTGAATTGTTCCAATAGTAGCAGCTGCTTTACATTGTTTATAGAATTTTTCTTCTGTTGTAGATTCTTTACCTGAGATAGAGATCAAATTACAAAACTGTATCCCGGTTTGTTTAGATACTCCATCAGGTTTCTGTATTTCTAGTACGGGTTTAAAACCAATCTCGAAGCATGGATTACAACCTATACCAGAATCAGACCTAAAGAAAAACCCAGGTTCTCCATATTCTTTAGTAGATTCAAAGATTTTATTAAATACTTCTTTATTATCATCACTTCTCTCCAAAGCAACAGAAGCATTATATCTTCCACGTTGAGGATTATCATAAAACCAATTACCTACTTTAGAATTATACATCTCCTCATCATTAGGAGAGAATAATATAGCTAAAGCAGACCTGCGCACACCACCCGAAAGTACACTGTCTGCACAGTGTGATAATATATCAGCACAGTTAAGTGGAGATAATCTTCTAGTAGTTTTATGAACATTACTAAGTAAAGAATCTATTTTATTTAAAGCATTTCTTAAACCATCAGGACCTGGAGCTATAAATCCGCCTGATATTAAACTTCCACTAGGTCTAATTTTAGAATAATCAAATTTAGGATAAGTTACGTTAGAATTAAAATAATATTGAACTAATCTACCAATAGCTAAACTCCAACTTTCAATACTGTCCCCGATTACATATTCTTCAACCGAGCTATTAAGTCTTTCAGGCATCATGGGAAGAATATTTACGTGTTTATATTCAACAGAACACCCCACTCCACAACCACATAACAGTAAATACTCAATTTGCTCAAATCTTTCTAGACTATCTATATACGTATATGAACAATTGAAGATTTTTTCATTCTTTCTTAAAATAGGATCGCCTCCGAATTGCAAAGCTCTCTGAGATCCATAAACATTTTTATTTTTATACTCCTCAAAAGCTTCTAATAAATCATTATTAAATTCTGCATTATTTAATACTTCTGGATATTTATCTTTAAGATGTTTTAAATGCATCTGTAATATTCTATCTACAGATTCCTCAAAGGTCTCTTTCCTTTTCAGATTAGAATTATATCTAGCATATTTAGATTGAAAAATAAATTCTCCTAAAGCATTAGATTGATCATTGTACATATTAAATTTCAAATAAATTATTTAAAAGTAAATTCTTTTCAAAAGGATTGACAACATCTTTATCATCCCTTAATAATTCAGTAAATGCGTTATATGCGGTAAATAACGAAACTTCCTCATCTTCCGGAATATAATACTCTGAGTCGGGATTTAAAACTAAATTTTTATATGCAGATATTGCAGTAGTTGGGGATAATTTAGCTTTTCCGAAATCACTTTTATACTCAGATTTAATACAAAAATCTACCCATTTGCCCAGAGTATTAGTCATATCTACTTTATCTCTAGATATAAATGTATTCTTTAATTTTTTAATCTTAACTCCTAAATCATCTGTTAAATTCATTAGGTTTTTAATGGGAGAAATATCATACATCTTTTGTGGCTCTAATACTTGTGTATTTAAATATGTAGCATTAAACACACAAAGATTTAAACACGCCATATTAATCCCTCCTCTAAAAATTTTTACTACTGGGACTTTACAATCTAATCCATAAATTAAAGATATTACTTGCTGATGATCTTCATACTCCCAATAGTTTTTAGGTAAAACTGCTTGAATATAAACCCTATTATACATTACATCTTTCTCTTCACCAATACTAATTTGTTTTGGTTCTTTTACTTTACAGATAAATTCATCTGTAAATTTACTCATAGATTGAAGAAAGGGATCTATATAATCCTTAGTAGAATAGAATTCTTTCTTTCCTATTTGTGTTGCTTTTCCTTTTAGTAATTGTTCTAATGTTACTTCCATATACTAATTTAATTATAAAAATAAATCTGAGTTTAAATGTTAATAAAGGTTAAAAACATATATATCATCTTTATATTCTGCTAGTGTAAAGTGTTCTATAATATAACTTCTATAATCTACATAGTCCTCTAATAGAGGATCGATAACTATATTAAGTTGCTTTGTGAACAATGTAAAATAATCCTCATCACATACTTTTCCTACATATTGTTCTAGACAATAATCTAAATCTTCTGTATCTAGGCTTGTTATACATCCAAGGACACGATATAGAATAAATGCAGCTACATCTTCTCCCCAACAATCATTGTAAAAAATAACAATATTTCTTAATTCCTTAATATCAACACCAAGTGGAGTTAAATCATCCATTATTAAGTATTTTAGGTCCTTTTCTGCGATATTCAAACATACAGAAAACTGTGTATTTGGAATATTATAAATTATCCCTTTGTAAGTATCTTTACACTCTTCAAATTTAAAAGATGTATCTATATGATTATTATTGCAAAACTCAAAAAAGTTATCATCATTGAGATAAATTAGAGGATGTTCAATTCCCTCATTTCTATTATATATAAATCCCTTTATTATTATTTAATTACTGTATATCTGGATTAAATAAATAACTTAAATTTTCAGTTTCTACTATATCCAAATCATTTAATATATCATCTACATTTATATAATTTATACAATCTGTATTTATGTTCTCTTTAAAAACTAGGTCTACTAAAGCTTTAATACTCTCTGTACTATGATTTAGCTCTAGAGCTCCTATAAATCGTTTAAGAGCTTTTGGATATTCTTCAAGTATATTTTCTATAAAATCCTCACTATAATATAAAATACTGATATATAAATCAAATTCATTAAGTTTTTTAGATAATGTAATAAAATCTACTACATCCCAAAGATTCATGCAGTAATCTTTTAAAAAGTTTCTAAATTCCTTAGAGGTTATATCAGATATACATACAGAATAATCAGAATCCTCAATAGCATAAGTAAGATTCCAATTTGCATCAGTATAACTATTTAAATCGATATCATTTTTCTTACAAAATTCACGAACTTCCTGAGGATTATCTAAATATAATATAGGAGTTTTAGAAGAATCCTCTGATAAAAATATAAATGCATTCATTGTGTTTATTGTATTTATTTTTCGAATATATATTCCGTATTATTAAAGTTAATAGCTAAGTAATTATTTTCAATAAAATCTTTAAAATTTATATAGAATGGATATAGAGGAATACTTTCTATATAAGTTCCATATATATCTTTATAGATATCTATATAATCAGAATTAGAATTACACTCCTGTAAAAAATATTTTAATCCATCTTCAAGATCTACTATCCTTCTAGGATTATTAAAATAATATAAACAACAAATAAATAACTCATAATCATTTAAAGTTGTTGCCAATTTAAGAATATTTAAAAATTCTTTAAGAGTCATTCTAGTATTTAAAAATAATTTACGTAGTTCTGGAGAGCATTCTATATAGAATCCGTCTGCACCATAATCTAAAACAATACATTCAGTAACTTTACTTTCTCTAAATAATAATATATCTGGATTATGAATATTATTATAACAATAAGTATTTACTTCCTGAATATTATTTATATTAATATATTCTCTTGTATCAAATGTTGCAAGAAATCCTTTCATTACTCCTTAATTACTCCAGTTGTGGTATGAGTGTCAAATACCTCCATAAATGCTACTCCCCATTTAGTCTTCCCAAAATTAGCAGCTATATAATTAGAAGATCCATATAAACTTGGACATGATATATACTGAAACCTTCTCGATTCAGTTATAGCGTATTGATGTAAATCTCCTTTTACTACATAAAGATTATCTTTAAATTCTAATCCAGAATCAAAGATAAAATCATTAACCCAGTTAATTGTTCTATCATTTAATGTAAGAGGCATTCCTTTAAACTGGGAATCGCTATCTTTCGATTTTGTTATCGTTAGGCTTTTTATCCTAACTTCTATAGCTTCTTTTTGCTATAGTCCAGCGTACCTTTTTACCCACTACTTATAAAAGTGTTGGGGTAGAAACCACTCTTGGAACTATTTTATTCTCTTTCGAGGTTCAAGTTCTACGCGTTACGATGGCACAGACTCTTTACTTTCTGTACTTATCACGGGATTGACATCACAGCCTTCCCCGTTATTGGTTTCTAATTCTCTATATGATTCCTCATATAGACGGCAATATTCTAAATATCTTTCATATTTTCTTTTTAAATATATTTTTGAGTGTGAATATAATTTATGTAAAATGTTAAGCCCTGGTCTACAAGCTATTTCTAGTACTCTAGTTTTAGAATTCTTATCATTATGATTATATTCCAAAGTGTACTTAGTAGAAAATACATCTTGTATAGAATTTAAAAAATCTTCTGTTCCTAATAAGGAAAGGAGCATTTTAGAATGATCTTTAGTTGCATATGAAATACACCCATCTCCATCTATATAACCTCTTATAAAGTCCCATACTAAACTCTCGTCCTTAAATATGTTTAGACTTGGGAACTTTAAGGTTAAAGATTTTCTAGGAGTACAACCATAACTATTAAGTGTTTCCCATAAATGTTGACTAGATAGACATACCCTACATCTAGTATTTCCTTTATTATCAGCTTTAGTAATCTTTAATTCTTTAGTGTATCCTATAAACTTGGCAAATTTTTCCATGTGTTCTTTATCAGTACCAGAAGCACATAATTCAAAGTTCCAATCTGTTCTAGATTTTTTCTCTTCGATTGGGGATGAATATATATATCCATCAGCAAAGATAAATCCTAACCAATATGCTTTCTCCTCTGTGTCAATAGTATCAAAAATACGTTCATTATATTTTTTTATTGACTTACCTTTTCTGGATTCATCATAAAGGTCTAATTCTTTTAAATCTTTACTAAGAGATTGAGAATTAATTCCAAATCTTTTAGCAGAAGCTCCTACACTCTCTAAAGAATTTACATAATCATCTATTGCCAGTTTAAATAGGTTAACTTTTATGCCAGACCTTCCATTCTTCCAATAATACCCTTTGTCATTAATATAACCTTCAAATTCAACTCTAGATAGATTATATTGCTTACAAAAATCGAGTAAACTTAATTCACTCCTCAAAAATAAATTTAAAAATTTTTCCATGTTATAATTCTATTATTTATTAAATATATTATTATTTAACAAATATATAAATTATTTCCATGGAAACCAAATAATTATATTAAAAATATGAAAAATATATCACCATGCATGAATAATATAGAATTGTTTCCGATATCAAATTTATCGATTGGAAGATCAGAAATGTGGGATTCTATATTTAGTTCTTTAAGTTTAGCAGAAAGAACAACGTTATTTAGCCATCCCCAGTCACCGTCATGGTTTGAATCTCCAATACAAATATATTTAATATGAGAATTTTCTACATAATCAAGTAATTTATTAAAGAACTCTAACATAACATCTAAATACATCTTAGATTGTTCTTTTGGAGTAATAGTAGTAGGTAATTCATGACCTCTAACAGTTTCACCTTTATAAGAATCTACACTATCTCCTAAATTACAGATAATTAAATTATCAAATAATTTATTAATAATAAAATTATATACTTTATCTAATCTCCTACTAATTTCTTCTTTATTATAATCTTCCAATTGTATAAATCCATATTTAGGATTATAAGCTCCAATATGCATATCAGATAAGAATATAACTAACGTATTAGTATATTCATTAGCATCGGAATATAAAGGCATTATAGGAGTATTATATTTAACAGGAATTCTAAGTAAATCCTTAACGAATGTTTCTTTATCCCTATACTTGTTAAGTTCCTTAGTTAATTCTAAGATATATTTATTCTTATCTTGTATCTCATCTCTATCAGCGTTCTTAGAAGCAGAATGTAATTTTAAATCTAATAACATCCTTTCTAATTCCTCTTTACTCTTACTTTCTGCAATATGTGGAGCAAAAGGGTAACAATCTTTAGTAATCTGAAATGCTCTTAAAATCTTCTTTAATTGAATCAAATCATATTGTGGGAATTTCTCAGACAATTTCCTAGCTGATAAATTATATCCTCTATTAGAATATCCAACATAAATATCCTGCATTTCAGATAATGTGAGGGTACCTTCAAAAGATTCTTTATCTCTAATAAGGACTCTAAATTTATAATGTATTACTTTACCTTCTTCATCTCTTACAGATGAACCAACAATTCTACTTTCGAAAGATTCATCAGTAGTAGCATCATATACAATTTTTCTATCCTTAACTTTATTTAATTGTTTCTGAGGAGTCTTCTTCACTCCAGAGTTTTGACAAAGTATTTTATATGTGAATCTAAATGTATCTAAATCAAATTGTGGTGGAGTTAAATCCTGATAGTTTTTATATAATCTATTATATAACTTTTCTTGAATATTATCGAATTTATATTCACTTTCTACATCATCAAATGTAAAAATATCGTTATTTACTCTACTTGAGATGGATTCTAAGATCGATTTAGATAATTCTAGTTTCATATTTAATCACGGCTTTAAGTAGCAACACTGTTAAAATTATTACTGTTATGTTTTTAAAAATAAAGGGTGTAATAAATTAATATTACACCCTTCTGATTGATTATATATTTATATAAATATTTTATTATATTTAAGATTATTCTTTAACTAATCCAAATACATAAAATTCTCCTTGTTTAGTAGTAATTGACGGAGTATAAACACCTGCACACAAGATTTCTCCGTTCTTAGAAGCTTCATCCTCAACAACTTCTTTAGTCTTTCTTACTACATAATTACGTTTATTTTGAGCAATCAATTCACGCATTTTACGTTCGGCATCAGCCTTATTAACAGCAGATTGATCTACAGGCATACCAATTGATTCAATTGATTTAAATTTACCTTCTTTATCTAAGTTAAATTCTGCTTCACAAACATTATATACGGTTTCCCATTTAGTCTTACCTTCTTTCTTGAAGTTTACAATTTTATAAGGTTTCGTACGAGTATCAGCTACAGGAGAAGTTTTCTGAATATAAGCACCAGCTCCAGTAATCATATGTTTGTTGCTGATGAAGTTCTCAGCGAATGCTCGGAAATCATCTGAACCAAAAGTAGGTTCTCCAGCAGCACGCCATTTCGCAGTTGCATTTTGATTAATTTCTAACGGAAGTTCACACATTACTTCTTCTTTACTAAATCCTTTTACATTGGTCATAAACAATTTTGCCATAATTCTAAAATTTTTATAGGTTAATAAATATTTAAGTTGTTATATTTTCCCTCAATTTGATAGTACAAAGATAAGGGGATTTTTAATGTTATCAAAATAGTAATCACTAAAAATTTATTAATAATTTCTAGTGAGGTATTGTTTTTATCTAAAGTAGTGATACTCCTATATTAAAATGGAAGTAATTTATCTAATACATTATTTATCTTAGATTTACATTCCTCAAGATTCTTTGCTCCACATAGATTTACTTTTTTACAATCTGTGATAGCTTTACATAAAGGTAAAAAATTCTCCATCCATGAATCATCATAGGCAGATATAGTATCCTTTAAAAATGCTTTAGTAAACTTCTCTATAGAAACATCCGGATGCTTCTCAGCATATTTTCTATATACAGCAATAAGTATAGATATTAAAGCTGTAACAGCATCTAAAGAGTCTACAGCTAGAGAACCAATACATAAAACCTTTTTAAAAAATCTTTCTTTTTCTTCTTGAGTTAAGTTATTAAACTGATTAACTAAATCTTGCACTATTTGTTCTGATATTAAAACATCATCTCTATATGGGATCATGATAATATTTTTTCTTTATTATATTCAGCATAAGCTGCGTAAGATAATAAGGTCTTAAATTCTTTTAATCCTTTAACAAACCATTTATTTGGGATTCTAAATACTACTGTAGAATAATTAGGAATAGTTTGTACTGATATGATATTTAAATATGATTTAGATACTACATAATTCTCAGAATTTAAATAAGATAATAACATCCAGTAATACATACCTAATTGGCGATAATAATGATAATGTTGGAAGGACCCTTCAACAAATTCTCCAGTCTCATTAATAGTTGATCCTGGGAACATATACCACATTTTACCAGTAGTTTTTAAATCATTTAAATTAAGAACACCTTCATCTATATTTAAATTCCAATTATCTATTTTAGCTTTTAGTTTCAAAGGAATTTCAACAATGGGCGCATTTGAATTATTTAAACTATTGGGAAATGTTACTAAAATTTCTATTATAATAGTATCCTCATTCTTATTTAAATATTGATCTAATGAAAATTCATCTGGGGAAAGGAGATTCATTGCATCAGAATTTCTCCTAATAGAATCTACACATTTTATACAAGTTTCCCTAGATTTTTCATCCAAGATTATTTGTTCTTTATCATATTTAATATCTTTATTTTTATATAAATAAAGATAGTATTTAAATCCAGATGAGATTATATTAGATATTCTTGTATTAGTTAATTGAGATACGTAATAAGAAACTTCTTCGGAAGCTTTTCGAATTGCATTTAATATGGAATATCCCTTATTTCTATATTTAAATACAACCTCTATAACTTTCCCAATTTTACCAGATGGTTTGATATAAGAATTTAATTCAAATGATTCATTTTGTAGAACTAACTCATGAACCGCTGATCCTAAATCCAGAGATCCAGTAGATTTAGATTTTAATCCTTCTAGATATGTTTTAAACGATCCTCCTTCATCAGGATTTATCAGTTTTAATTTAGAATTAGATATATAATTAGAATATTTATCAGAAAAATATACTTCATCAGTTATATCTAAACTCTTTATTGATAATATTTTTATCTTAAATTTAGATAGTACTTCCTTAGATATTAAATCAGTCTCGAAGTTCTCCATTCACAGTTCTATATATAATAATATCTGGAATAAGTTGTTTTAAATTATTGAAAAACTCCTTCCCTTCCATTAATCTTGTATCCGTATAAAATTCTATAAATAATTCAAACTTGGAATTAGTATATAGAATAGAATAGTCTACAAAATTGCAAATTTCATTAAATTTATTATTTAATAAATCTTTAATTATTTCAATAAACGTAACTTTATGTATCTCCCCTAAGGCTTTTTCAATCGTAGTTGGTTTAAAGTTATTCAATATATAATATTTGATATCAAATAAGTTGCTTCTATATCGTTCCTTTAAATAATGAATAAGACATGAAAATCCCTTTACCTCATTATCAGTTTGGATACAAGTTAAACATCTCAGGATGTTATCATCTAGATACTCTTTATATTCTTCTCTATATGTAAGCATATTTTCTGTTTTAGTTATATAGTTTCAATTTAAATATTACTGTTACCCTTGAATTTAGATAATGCTTCTAGATATTAGTTCTATCTTGCAGTTCTCCATCTATAGTTTCACGTATAGTAATATCTGGAAGAACTTCTTCTAAACCAAAAAAGAACTTTCTTCCCTCTAAAAAATTTTGGTATGTAAAATATTCTATAGATAATCCAAACTCGGAATTAATATTTGAAATATGATAACTTATGAAATTGCATATATCACAAGCATCATCATCTAATAAACTCTTAATTATTTCATTAAATATACTCTCATATACATTTCCTAGAACTCTATCTATTGAATCATTTTGAAATGCACACAGAATATAGTATTCAATATCATACATTTCGATTTCATACTTTTCTTTGAGATAATATATAAGACTTAAAAATCCCTCTTTATCATTAGTAGAAGTACAAGCATTTAAACATCGTAAAATAGCACTATTTATGCTCGATTCATATTCGTTTTTATATTCAATTATATTCTTCATATTTATTTATAATATCTAGGTAATTTAATGAATCAATTCTAAGAGGAGTATCGTAATATTTATTCTCTGGAGTAGTCAGTAATAATGTAAATATTCCGGATTTATTACACTCTATAAAATTAGCTATAGAATCTTCAATAAATACATCACACTTCCCCTTAATCAACCTCGATTTATTACCTGAATAACATACCATTTGATAAATAGGTTTATCAGGAAGATTATTTTTAATTATCCATTCCTTAGTATATGATTTAGAATTAATTCTTTTAGTACAATAAGCAACTATAGGGAAATTAATATCTCTTAATTTAGGAACGGTTGTCCAAAATTTCTTATTATTCCTTAAATTGTATACGTTTTTTAATATTGCATACTCTTGTAATCTAGATGGATATGTATCTACATTAAACCATTTTTTATAATGTCCCATAAAATCTGCAACTATTCCATCTATATCACAGATGATTTTTAAATCTTTCATAAATTACTTTAAATCTTTCTCTATGTATTAAATATTTGTTATTCTTCTACTGAATTTTTTAGGAGATGTTTTAAAGAATTAGTATATATTTTTATTAGGTCAAGACAATGTATTATCTCTAAGGTATTAAAAACACTATCATGATATTTGTTTCTAAAATTAGAAATACTATGTAAAGCAGCATCTATATCAACTATACATTCTTCTAATTCTATTTTTTGTACTTTATCCATTTAAATATAACCTTTTCGTATTTTCTATTAAGTCGAAAGTTTTTAAACTTCCATATTTAGAATAAAAATCTGATATATCTTTAGCCTTATATCTCCTCGGAATATATATAGGAAGTATATCAGAAAATTTCTTTCTAATTTTATTCATATTACTAATCCCAGCTAAATCAGAATCATAAAACAAGAATATTTTCTTAAATCTTTCTTTTAATTTAGAATATAAAACATCACTCACAAACTGATTTTCTGAATTAGGTGCAATTGCGGGTATTCCAAGTTCATATAAACACATAACATCTTTAAGGGATTTAGTTATTACTAAATATTCTCCATTCTTCGGCATGTTATGAATACCTTGAATTATACTTTTCTTATAATTAGTTATGAAGCGATATTTTTTATTCATTGGGTAGTAAATTTTCCACAATTGCTTCTCTTTATCCTTAGTGGGATAGTAATACCCAAACTGAAACTTTTTAGAGGTGCTAAATGAGAATATTTCATTATTTAAATACACTAGTTCTAGGGAGAACACAAAGAATTTCTTTAAAGTATTTAGACTTATTCCAAATTTTCCCCACCATTTTAATTCCTCTTCCGTAAAATCCTTAACTTTAACTTTAATAATAGATCCCTCTGTTTTTTCAAATTTCGAATTAGTATATTCTTTTATACAAGATTTATTAACTGGAAAGTTAATATTTTTTCTTATCCCAAAGTCATTAGCAATAATTGCTAACGCTTTAGAATAAGAAACATTATATTTATACTTAACTACCTCAATAAAATTTCCATAAAAATCGCCCCTAAAATCTTTAAATACCAATCTTCCTGCACTATCTCTAAAAAATGCACATGTAGGAGTATTATCTTTTCTAAGTGGGGATTTAAATAATCCTTTTTTAACTGGAATTCCCAAATAATGTTCCATATAAGTTTCTTCTGAATTATATCTAAGTAATAATTCTTGAGTTAACTTCTCAGAGAACACGGAATCGTAATCAGCTATTAAAGGACTAGAAACATCTACTTTACTGAGGTTAACTCCCATTACAGAGTCATATTTTCAAAATCTTCCATATTAATATCCGAAATTTCCTCCGGATTAGAAGAAATTAATTCTTCTGTGGAAGTAGCAGTTCCAGAAGCAGCTTCTTCTCTAGCTTTAATCTTCTTGATTTCAGAAGCAGTAAATGCAATATCTCTATCTTGTTGTTTCAAAATTTCTACATTGCCGATAAAGTTATTGTTTACATACGCATTTCCTTCTTTATCTACTGCTGCAAAGAAAGGAAGACTGGCAAATCCTGAGCTATTCTTAATTAATTTAAGTTTACACCATACAGGAGTCTTTTGTTTAATAACAGCTTGGAGAATTGCAACCATCGAATCCCGGAATTGTTTCCAGCTCTTCATTTCAAGTTTTACTTCTCCTTTAATTAGTTTTTCATTATATTTAGGTGCGAAGTGTTCAATATAACACCGGAACTTTAATACTGCGGAATCATACATAGACGCAGAAGTTCCCCATCCGAATGTTTTTCTTTCAATAGAGTCTTGTGTTAATTCAAAGGTTCTATCTTCAAAAGTTGCTCCATTTTCATCCTCAAATACTACGTTGATAGTATCTACTTCCCTTCCATCTTTTAATTTTTGTCTATCAGCTTTCGCTTCTTTTAATTTAACAATATGAATTTTATCACCTTGTAAATAACTTCCTTTAGCTAATGTGTGTTCTCCTGCGTTGTTAAAATCTGCTCCAAAATTTAGTGCCATAATGTTTAAATAAATTAATTAGTTAAATTAAAAAGTGTTTCATCATCTAGATTTATTTCTTCTAATCCCTCTAAATCTAAATTTTTAAGATCTGTCGGAATCTCATAATCTCCCTCGTCTTCCAAAGTAACTTCAAAAGGAGTTTTTAATTCCCTTGTATAAGTTTTCTTTGTATCATCTTCTGATTCGTTAGAATCAAAAGTTACAATATCTTTATTAGATTTAATAACTTTATCATCTGCTTTAACTTCTTTATCTCCAATTAATTTACATGTTTTAGAATTTTCGGAAGTTTCCTCGAATCTAAATTTTGTACCATAGATTAATAACTGTTCTCTCTGTTTTCCTCTATAAGAAAGAGTAAGACTTTTAGTTAATTTATTTCCAGATTCTGGATCCGCAAAAACTTCTGATTTAGCAATTACTGGAAAGTAAATACCATTCTCTTCTTTAAAAGAGACTAGTAATCTATCTCCTGGTTCAGCATTAATTATATCTAATAACTTCTGAGTTAATACTAGTTTATTATCTTCCAGAACTATTGTATCCTGATCTTTTTTAGATTTAGATCTTTTAGGAGTTACTACAGCAATAGTTTTAGAAGCTGCTTCTTCAAAAGAGTCGGATGGTTTATTAATTCTAACTCCAGTAACTTTTAAATTATCCGATAGAGTAACTATAAGATTAAGTTCTATTTCCATTTTATAATTTTATATTTGAAAGTTTATCTACTTCAGATTCCTCTTCAGATATGTTAGAATTTTCAGATTGATCTTCCTTATCTAAAATATCTGTAATATTAATCTGGGGAGTAGTAACTACATCTTCTCCACTATAAGGTTCGGAAGAATAAATACGATCCCAATGAGGTATTAATTCCCCATTTCGATTCTCGATTAATACAAACTTCTTACCATCTAATCTAGGAACTCTACATTTACATTCTGCTGCAAGCTGTTTTATATCAAAAGTAATAATAGTATTATCATTTATATCCCTATATAAATATCCAGCTCCATCATATCTAGATGCAATAATATCAGATAATTTTCCAGCTAAATCAATATCTTTTATAGTTAATTCATTTTCATTTATTTTCGCATCTTTTGAATGACATACTAGAATAATTCTTTTACATACTTGTTGTAATAATCCGATTACTGCTAAATATGAATCTCTTATATACTTTTGGCCTAACCCAAAAGGTAAACTATATACATCAGTTACTTTTAGTTGTTCTGGATTCTTTTCTGGATTATATGCATTAGATTTCTTCCACAAACTTAAGGCGTATGGTTGTAGAATTTCCTCTAAAGAAGTTAAAGTATCTAGAGTTATATATTTATAAGGACATCCTGCTGCCTTAACTTGTTTACATACTTCTAATATATCTTTAACTGAAGAAACATCTACTTTTAATGCTTCAATATACGCTGTTCCCTTTTCTGTATCTAGTATTAGATTATTATCTAATAAACTTAGAGCCGTAGATTTCCCGGATTTTGGCTTCGAGAATATAACTAATACCCTAGGTTCAGTTTCTGTTGGTTGTATTTTACTTGTTGGTAATACTATAGCCATTTATACATTAAAATTAAATTCAAGTACTTCATCTTCTTCATCTTCTTTAATAACTCTATCTAACTCTTCTTTTTTCTTTTGTTGATTATCAAATTCTTCGAATAAATAATCCATTCTCAGAACTCTATCGTAATCAAATCTCTTTCCATCTTCGGGAGGATCTAATTCTTTAAAATATCCTATACTTCCTTGGAAAATACAACCCTCAACAACATCAGACTGTCCAAATCGTCCTTTCATTCGTTTTATCTATAGGCTCTTTATCCTATACTCTATACTTTCTTTTTGTTATATGTATAGATTAGACTATATCATCACTAATATTTAAAATATTAGGCAGGGCGCTCGTGTCGATATTACCATCCTCAACTTTACTTGTTTGGACTCGATCGTTAGTCGTTGAACCTTCAAAGATATTACTATCTAAGCTCGGCTGCTGATTGTCCACTTCTGGAGTTCCCAGCAATTCACCCTGTTTTCTACTATTTTCAATAGTAGGCTCATAGTATTTACTGGAGATTTTTAAATCCTATTCCTAGTAATTATATAAGCAATTGAATCAATCTAAAATTGTCTCTAAGTTTCTTAATATCAAATCCTTCACACTTCGCCTTCTTCTCCCTAAATGGATGATAGACACCAATAACAATTTCTGATGCTTGTGTCATGTCCGCAGTATCCTGAGCATCTTGTAATTCGAGATAATTATGTTCGGAATTTCTTCTATCCATAGATTTAAATTGTCTATTAGCTTGTTGAACAGCGCATATTGTCATATCACACAGATTACGGTAATAAATAAAATGTTTAGCTGTTTCATCTATTTCATGCTTAATTCCGGAACCATTATTCTTTAATAACTTACAATGGTCTAATACTGCTATTAAATATTGATTTCTATCATTCTTTATATACCTCTCACCATTATCGTCTGTTTCAAACTTCCCAAAATATCCAGCCCATGCTCTGAGGATATTATATACTCCAGTGGAATTTAAAGGAGTATCGTAGATGGTTAATTTATCATCTACTTTAGTTAACCAATCCCTAGCATCGTAGATATATTTAAGTTTATCGTCTGAAACAGGTTTATCTAATGAGAATATTTCAGAATAACTAATATCAATATGATATTTATCAAGGATATAAAGAGAGAGAAGTTTAGCGAGAAGTACTTCTTTTGACATTTCAAAGCTTAATGCGAGAATATTTACAGGTATCTCTGGATGTTCTAAGGAATAAACTAAAGGTTTATAGATATACATGAATATGGCCACAGAACTCTTACCTGCCAATTATATTACGTATATATCGTTTCCATATATACTCTTACACTTTCGTGTAAGATTAGACTATTTCATTATAATATTAAAATATTATACCATCTGCTTCGAGCTACTTAGCCCTACTCTCTTTCGAGATAGTCGTTGAACTTTCTCCATAGATTACATCCTTAGGAGCTTAGCTGCTAATTATCACATAATTTAGTATTTTTAACATTCACATTTAGAATTTCTTCTGATGTTTTAGTTACTAAATCTTCGCGAGTTCCTAGCAATTCAAATGGTTTTCCATCGTAAATGATGGGGGCACTTACTTTATAAATTTTTAATGAATTTTTTACTATAGAATCATTTTCCATACACGTTTTAAGATGCCGTCTTCCAACTTTAAATCCATATATTTCTTCCATGTTATTTGATAAAAATAATATTGAATCTAAAAACGTATACGTATTGTCTATTAAATTTTGGACACATATAGTTGATTTATTTGTAGATTTATTACACCATACAAAATTTACCGGATAGTAACTCCAATAGGAATCGTATGCTGTTAAACATGTATTCCATAAAGCTCTATGGATCTGATCTGTTGTAAAACTTGGAGTATTATAGTGACGACAAGCATCATTTACTATATCCCACGTTTTTATCAATTCTCCTGTATACCTGTTATATTGATAACATTTTTTAGTATGTGTTTTATTAACTAAGTTATTTTCATACTTAAATTTTAATGTTTCCGATATTTTCTTAATACTTTCTGGAGTAAGATAATTTCCATAAGCAGATGTAGTTAAATTATATCCTAAATCATCAAATTTAGTATTAATTTTAGCATCAAAGTCCTTAGCAAATAATAAAGTATCTAAGTAAAATTGTTCTCTATCTCGAACATTATCAATTTCACATTCTTCTAAAACTTCAAATAAAAAATTTTCTTCGGAATACTTATTCCAAGCATTTTGTAATTTTGGATTCTCATGCTTATTATGTCGTAATAAAGCTTTATGTTTAAACCAACGTTGTTCTATATTAACAGATGAACCAATATAGAATTTAGAATTAATTAAATTTGTAATTTTATATACACCTATCATAATATTTATGTTTATAATTAAAACATAAATTTACAATAAATGCAGATAATATGCAAGTTTAAAATGTTAAGATTCTAAAAATAATTTATAAAATAATAAATTTACCCGAATCGGCAATAACTGTGCTCATAAACCTTCTTTGTATACCATATATATACTTATCCAATTTAGGAAATCCGGATGGTATACCCATATTATTCCCTTTCTTCCCTTCTTCTACTTTTTGATAAAAAGAATCAATTAAATTCATATAAGAGTATTTATATCCACCGATCCCATACCCTTATCCCTAGCCTCTTTTAAAGCAATCCATGATTGGTTAATAACGAATGTAGAAATCCCCATTTTTATCATATCATTTTCTTTTCCCCATTGTAGCAGGTCAATTATTTCTCTATGTAATGTTGGATTCCATTTTATAGTCTTTCCGTAAAAGAAAAAGAAATCTTCCATAGATCCGAAATGATTCCCAGTCGTTATACTACGAGCATTTACAGGAGAATTATTAATGTATATAAAACTTGGGTATTCTAGGAACAATTCCTTCCCTAATTCCCCAGAATGTTTTAAATAAGACTTAATAAAATTAGCAGTGAATGGAATATCTAATGGATATGTTTTCTTATCTTCACCTTTTACATAATTAAACTGTAAATCATCTATCTCAAAATGATCTCCTTTTTTAATATTCATCTTTTTTAATACTCCTTTAGATTGGAGAGATTCAATTATATCATATTTAAATCCACCTATAATTTTACTATATCGTTCTAAAGGATCTATCCTTCCCTCAGGATATTGAGCGAGAAATAATAATTGTATAATCCACCATTCCTCGGCTGATAGATTATATTGTGTCATTAGATCTAATTCACGATCTAATGAGATTGAGATTTTTTCCATTAATGTTTGTTTATATTGTTATACAATATAACACAAACAAGCACGGTTAATTCTAGTTTATTAGATGTTACGTGAATGGAATAGTGTTAGTTTAATTCTTCTATAAGATCTATATATTGTTCTCCAATTGCGTTTGGTTCTATATCAACTATATTAGCAAGCTCAACTAAATCATAAGCATTATAAAAGTTACCAATATCTTCAACTATATTTGTAGCATTTCTATTTATATAGCCCTTATTTATGAAACATTTAATTTCTTCTTCGGACTCTGCATACACAGTAGTTGAGACTTTTACATCACAAGGAATGGTTAACGATATATCGTAATATGGCATAAATCAATCTGAAATTTCTGTTATAGATTCAAGATCCTCATATATAACTGGTTCATCATAGTATGTATCTACGGTAGTAGATATCTCTACAAGATCTTCTATACAATTATAATATGCAATATCCCCAAATTCTCCTTGTTTAGGATCTCTATCTATACACATATCATATTTGAAAAGCTCCTTAATCTCATCTTTTGATTCGGCATATACTTCAATTTCTTTAACTTGTGTACATGGTACATTCATTAATATTTTATAATATGGCATAATATTTAAATTTTATAATTTTTACATCTAGTACGTACTCATCCATTTTTAGTATATGTAGTTACATCTATAGGAAATCCACATGCCTCACATATTTTCGTGGATGATTCTTCCGCTTTGTCATTTTCATCGAGAATATCAAGTATTTCACATAAACTAGTAGCTAAGACACTTAGTTCTATAGTATCTATCAAAGTACGTATCTTTTTTGCAATATCCTGTTCTATAATCATGTAACTAAAAGTCTGTACATTTTTAGAGATTGTAAAAAAGATTACATTAGTCTTTTTATAAAAACTAATAATATACTTTGTAATATCAGAAGAAGATGTTTTTAATACAAATCTCTCACCATCATCTTCCAATGAGAATTTATGAAGATCTAATCTTAATAAATTCTTTAATATTACTTTCGGGGATAAATCTTTCATAATCAATAATTAAAAATCATTTCTGGCCCTTCTATTCTTTCTTCAAGAATTTCTTTACCATCTAAAACTCTTTGTAGCATTTTTTCAGTAATTGTTATATAATCATTATCTAAAGTACTTAATTTATACCAAGCTTCTTCCATAGTATTTTTAATCACAAATGTGAAAATTTTACCCTCATCTTTTATTAACTTTAATCTATTTTCTTTCAATATATTAGATGAATTATTACATGTAATAATCTCCACATCAAATTGCGACTTTATTTCATGAGAAATATCATTTACAGCAGATACTAATATCGGACTTGGGAAATTTATATGTTTCAATGCTTCGAACTTCTGTTTATCTGATAGTTTACTATTGTATTGAATATCTCCATACTTATAAGACTCTTCTATAGTTGGAGAGAATATAATAACTCTTTTAAATTTATTATACTCTAAAATCTTTTCAGTTAATTCTCTCTTTTTTGGGTGGAAAAATACAAAATCTTTTCTCCATTTAAGCTCTCTATAAACTCCAAAAGTACAAGCATTAACTAATTCTATTTTACAGTTCTTAAGTTTACTAAATTCTTCTCTTACTTCTTTAGATGATAAGCAGTTCATTGCTAGAGTAAGATCATAATTAAATAGTTTCATATATTTATAGAATTTCTGATCATGCTCTTTATATAAATCTAAATCATCTACATTTATAATAACTTTATACTCTTTATAATTATTAATCCATTTATTAGATATTGCTTCCTCTTTAGTAATTTCTCCAACAATTGGAAGAGATTTTAAATAATTTAAATCGTAAAAAGAAGTTATAGATAATAAGAATTTATAAGGAATCTTTAAAATACTGTATAAACTTTTCTCATTAGTTACATCATCAATTATCAAGAATGGGAATTTAGTAAAGGTAGATAAATTACTTAATATATAAGAAATACTATAAGCTTTACATTTATTATGTAACTTCTGAGTATATAACCACATATTCCATTGATAAGAAGAAGAATAGTTTTGAGTTATAATAAATACCTCAGAAGAAGGATTTTTATCTAAAAAAATCTCTAATACTTTAGATACTAATAACTGTTTCCCGAATTGATTAGGAAGAATTATCCTTCCTTTTCCATTATTTTTTCTCCAGAGTTCTACTAACTCTTTTATTCTATCTTCTTTTTTCATTACATTTGATTAGTGGTAATTAATTCAAATCCAAAAATACATGTATTATCTTTGCAGTATTTAGGGTCTTTTAAGATATATATAATTTTTATGATACATTCTCGATCAGTATATTCCCCATTATAGTATTCTCTTAAAAGAACTAAATCTCCAAGTCTAAATGTTCTATCTGTAGTATCTCTTACTTCAAATCTTTTATCTTTATAGAGGATATCATTATAAAATTTTGGTAGTATTTTTAATTCTATCATATTACATTATTTAATATATTGTCCTCTTCTATTCCACTCTATTTCATCTCCAGCTATATTAGCTATTATATTCCTAATAAAATCTTCTGGACCTTTTTCATGTTCTATAAATTTGTTCAGGATTTGGATTATTAATAATCCTATCGTTTTTAATTCTTCCTGATTTCTAAGAACTTGATCGAGTTTTAGGGATAATCCTTCATTAGTAGTCATATGATTAGTTTATATTTAATCATGAATCCAAAAATCTCCTATATCGCAAGTAGCGTTTAGGGGAGCATTTGGACAAAAATATACTCCAGCAGATTTCATTGCAGTTACTACTATATCAGCTACTTCATTTGCGATACTTTCTGGTGCTTCTAAGTTGACTTCCTTTATGTTAACAATATCACCGATTCCGCGATATTTCTGCAATCTCTTGCAGTATCGGACTATATCTTATAAGACAATTCTATTTAGCATATTAGATAGTGAACGAGATCCAAAATCTAATACTGTCTTACCTTGGCGTTTCAACTCCTCTTGGAGCTTACTCCATTTCTGGATAGTCTCTGAACTCCATCGCTTATAACTATAACAATTTACAGGATACTCGTTTAGTATTTTGGAAATTTCAGCAGCTCCTTGATATTTTCCTATACGTAAATACCAAAACTGCCTACCGTCTTTTTTATTTTCTACCTGTAATTTAGGATATATATCATAAGAATTTAAAAACGGAATAAGTACATCTTCTTGAACTTCCTTAGAAAAACTCTGAGTATTCAAATTATAAAAATACTTACTCTTATGTAAACTCCCATCATCATATATCCATAATGCTAATCCTAGTTCATTTAAGTTAGCTAGTACCTCTTCTATAGAAAGATTTTTTATAATCTTTAGCCTAGAATCTGAGCAACTCCTCATAGTATATATAGGAGTTTTACAAAATCCATTACATTCATTATAGGATTTTGATTTATACAAATTTCCTAGAAGAGAGATTTTAAAATCTATATACTCCTCATATTTACAATTTGTAGAGTAATATGTACTATTGGTATTTGTTGTTGTTATACAACCATCTCCAAGTCTTCCACTTAAAAAGACTTGTAATTGTTCATTACTTAGCGATAAAAGCTGCTGATTGTCTTGTATTTGCATAATTCACGTATTAGTTAATATTAATATGTATCAATGCAAATATACTATATTTATTAAAACATTCAAAATATTTTTCAATATTTTTGTAGTATATAGTATTTTAAAGATTCCCAGCAATTAACCAAGTTTATACACGACAAAGTTGAGAATTATCGTGTACTGGCACACATAGTTTAACTATATTTAGATAATTGTTCTTTTTGATATAATTAAATATCTTTACCATTGCCAATTTCCACATTGCAGCACCTGAGCCCTGTATCTTGTAGTTGATTGCCTGCTTTTCTGAAGCTGCTTTCCTTTGTCTATACTCTCTTGGGTTATTCTGCTTTAAATATTCCCAATCAGAGAAGTCATATATATGAGCACGAAGACCTAGTTTATTTAATATAATATAACCATATCTATTAACAAAATCTCTCTGATTTTTCTGATATCTACATAAACCATCAAAACCAGACATGTAGTTATCGTAAATAGATTTCGCATAATCCTCATCTATCCCATAATTTTTTACTAGAGTAGAGGCATTTCCCCCATAATTAAAGCAAAATTCATAACCTTTAGCTTTTTGTCTGAGATCATGGTATTTTGTCTTAATTTCTTTAAGTGGTGTATCATCTGGTATCTCTTCGAACACCATTCGAGCTGTTAGTGAATGTAGATCTCCTGATCCCCTAAGTAGCTCATCTAACATAACGGAATCATTGGATAGAGATGCCATAATGAAACTTTCTTGTCCGGAATAATCACAACTAATCCATTTATTCCCTTTTTCTGCTACAAAGCATGATCTAGTAAGTGCATCCTTTGGTAATTGCTGTAGATTAGGACTTGTAGACGACAATCTCCCTGTATCTGTGCCAAACTGATGAAAAGTAGAATGTATTCTTCCAGTAGCTGGATTAACAAAATCCAAAAATTTCTGTCCGAAAGAATCTACTAACTTTTCTGCTTCCTTGAAATTAAGATATAGTTCAATAATCGGAAAATTTTTCTGTTGTGGTGCTATAACCTTTTCGTTTATAGATTTTTTAGAAGTTTTAGTTTTCGGATCTATTGTAGAACACTTTATACCTAATTCTTCAAAGAGAAGTAATACTTGTGCAGAACTTTTCCAATTAATAGTACATTTAGGAGTTAAATCAAACCCGGAAAACAAATCTCCCTGAGTATTTATACTAGAATACTTCCTCTTAACTTCTTTCTCATATGCTTCTGCAATTAAGGTGCCATCTTTCTCTCTGATGTCGGACTCTTTTCTTCTCTTTGCAAATTTTAATTTTTTCCTATCTTCTTCTATAACATTATCCCCTCTAAATTTAGAAACATCTAAATATACTAACTCAGATTCTCTAGATATTCTATCATTTTCCCAATCAACAACCCATGAATCGAGGATATCTTTAGCTTTATTTAAGTTCTCCTGATCCCTCTTCATTTTCTCCTTCCACTTAGAAATATCTAATCTAGCTCCACAAAATTCAAAATAAGCGTTTACCTTAACATATTCATTTTCTAATTTAAGTGCTACATTTAAATTTTGATTATCTAATTCTGGTTGTTGAGCAATCATTATATCCTCCAAGTGCTCAACATCCTCTGCGGAGTATACGATAGTTTCCTCATTCAAACCTTGAGTGATAATTTTCCCTCTAACAGATTTATCTAGACTCTTCTTTAAATACTTCCAGGCAGCTTCTTTCAAAGCCATACTATGCATACCAGAAGGGTATCCTAGATATATAGCTTTTTCAGATAACATCAAGTCTCGAATATTATTTGGAAAAATTCCTATTTTATAGAAGAATTTAAGATCAAAATTAGCATTCCATAAAAGAAAAATTCTTTCGGATTCTAAATAATCTTTATATATAATAGGATTTATAGTAGTACAATCTATAACTACTTGAAAATCCCTACATCCAAATTGAATAGATAAAAGTTTCTTACTATGACAATCTAATCCTTCAGTTTCAGTATCTGTTCCTACATATTTTAATGGATGTAGTAATTTTAACGACTCTTCAGGGGATATAATAGTATATCTATTAGACTTATATAGTTCAGAAGCTTTTGTTACGTAATAAATCATTAAAGCAATTTAAATCCTTTAGATTCAGCAACCAATTCAATCTGATGCTTTAAAGTTTCCCATCTTGAGATATGACTTCTTACACTAGTTCTTAAGTCTAACAATACCCTATATCTAAGAGTTGTTAGCTGTTCTGTAGTTAATTCACTATACTTTTTAGGATGGTTAGTAATTTCTAACATCCCTTTTATCTGGGATAAAGTTAATCCGGTTGGATTAGATCTTAATTTATCATGTTCTCTAAGTCTTAAATATTTATATACTTTATCCATAGGATTTAAGCTAGATAATTTATTTAACTCAGCCCACTCTTTTAATTTCTTATGATCTCCAGCCATTTTACTCATCCATAGCCCCATTCTAAGAATAAAAGATTTAGTGATATGAGGATTCTCAAACAATCCCAACTTCCCAATACATCCTTCATATACAGAATGTAAAGTTAAATCTTCATATTTCCTAGCTACCTTAATAAAGTTCTTAATTGTAGCAACTTTGGGATCTACATCTTTATTCTTTTCCAAGAACTCATCGATAGATAATGCGAAAGAGAATCTATCGAAATTCTCATTCTTAGCTTCGAAATCTCGAAGCATTAACTCGACTCCAATCTTTGTAATTTGGTCCTGAATTATTTTTAACACATTAACTCTTCCGGGATTTTCCTTAGAGTCATTATATAACATTTTATTACAGTGGGAATAAAAACCCTTAAGTTGTTCCTCAGTACAAGATACTAATTTAACCTCATTCTGAACATTTCCATTATCTCTATCTTTCGGATATAACCATGTAAAGTTTTTAATATCATTCTCTTTTCTTTCTTGTGCTTCTAATAGTCTTTCTTTTAATAATGTCATAACTTTATGTGTTTAAATAATTTTTATTTTAAGTTTATTATCTTTATCTTTTTTAATTATATTAGAATTATCTTTAATAAATTTAACAAGAGCTAAATGAGTATAATTATATGGAGTATATACTTCTTTTACATTTTCTCCAGAATTAACATACCATTTAGATACTCCTGCGATTATTATATAATAAGTAACATATCCAATATCCCCGATATTTATAGGACCTTGATTCCAATTTGGATACTTAGTTATCATATAATATTCATTTTCCAGATCTAAATCTTTAAATATATACGTACTGTATAATCCTTCTTCTTTCTCAACTACTTCTACTCTTGCTGTTATAGGAGTAGGATGTGTGTAGATATTTTTATTATACACTAGAGATTTTATCCTTTCATTTATAAATAAAGATTTAAGTGGTTATTAGAATAATTAGTTTTGTATGTTTTATTTAAATAATATTAAATATTTAAACCGTTCCTATAACAAACCACCTAAGTGTATTTGCAGCGGACCCATATTTATATAATTTTAATGCAGTAGTAGATATAGATCTCACATATGCTACATATGCCCCTTCATTAACAGGATGTTGTACACTAACATACCCTTGAAATACATTGGACAAGGATTTTGGTAAATTAACACTTACTTCTTGTGATCCCCTCTTCATCCAAGCTAATAGGACATTTCTTCTTAAGCCATCTCCACATAGGAATAAATCCGTAGAGATAATATTTTACATATTTAACAACATAACATCCGTTTTCATTCTCTAAAACTTTATACTTGTTATAGGAATTAATATCTCTATCACGAAGTTCTTGAGCAGCAAAAACAAGAAATAAAACAATTATTGTAAAAGCTATTATAAAATTAATTAGAAACATAGTTAATCCTCCTTTATTTTAAGTGCATGTCCTGAGAATAGATTACAGAGTGTGACTTCATCTCCCTGTATAAGGATACAGCAGTCTTCTTCATCTTTAAGAGCACAATCATTACACACTATTGAGTCCTCATTCTCTATATACGTTATCCATCAATCTTTATTTCCTGTATTTCCATAGTTAATGTTTTGATCATTTTGATATATAAAGGGTATAATATCACATAATGGCATAACAAAGTCAAAATTCTGGTAATAAATAATCCCTATATAAGTCTATAAAATGAGTCCCTATATAATAAGCATCTTCTTTCAAACCACAACATAATTTGGGATCACTAGAAAAAGATATCATATTACTACACATCTCATGGAATACTATTTTGCCTTTCTCCAATATAAAAGAAGGGTAAAATCCTAATTGAGCTTTCAGAGGAGCAAACTTCCAGTGATTTAGTACATTAGAGGCTTCATAAATCCGTATTAGTTTCAAACGTGCTAATTCAGATTTACTATCACAATCTATCTCAGGCATTACTCCGATAATTTCACATGCATCCTCATAGGTTTTTATCAACTCCCTGAAACTTAATACAAGGTTTTCTATTCCGAAAGTATCTTCAAGTTCCCTCTTAAATTCTTTAGACACCTTTGGATAAACTTCTCTAGCCTCCGCTAGTGTTAGTGTAAATGTCTTTATTTCCCCTTTTAATCCTTTTAAAAATATATAACCTATATCAGAAGGAGAATAGACTCTTATATAGTTTGGATAAGCTTCTAAATGTTGGACATTGACTAGTGACATCCATTGATCACTAGGAACACTTCCTCTATTTAACTTTTCAAGAGCTTCATATATTTTAAGACAATCTTTAGCATTTTCTAAATAGTCTGTCTCTAATTGTTTTAATAATCGGTCCTTTAGTTCGCTCATAAATTTTATCTGTACTTAATTATTTTTATTCTTTATTATTAGGTAACAAATCTTCAAGATATGCCCATATCTCTATATTATTTATTAAAAATGTTTCTCGATATCCAGATAAATAGATACAGTTTTCATTAAAATCCCATAATACTTCGCAGAGCTCATATATCTTACTATATTTTGGTTTTAATAATACGTCCTTTCCTACGCCAAGTTTCTTATCCAGCCCTCTGTCAGGTATAGTTGTATTGTCATGCCATACGCTGTTGATACGCCACTCTGCGCCACCATAAAAATCTTGCCAACAATGAAGATGACGACATGAATAGTCATCTCTATTCACTTTTTTCAAAACTTCCTTTCGAAAGTCTGTCCGCCTAGTAGCAAATTTATTTGCTGCTTTTTCAATATCTTCTCGTTTCATTCCCTTTCCTCTTTGAATTATTCATACCATACTATTCTAGTAGTATTGACATAATCATCCTCCTCTGTGTTCTTTATAGCTTCTTCTTTTGTATTGTAGATATGCCGGGCCAACACTATTCCAGCATTTCTATATATATTAATCCATCCTTCATGTTCTTCCAGAGGCATTACAAGGTCCATATTACAAATATCACCTCTCTTGTATTCACCTTTGTCGGAAAAGTAATATGCAGCCTCATATATTGGGTTATTTGCATCTTCAATCAGGGCTATTATAGGATAATTACCAAATGTTCTAGCGTCAAAGCAAATAATCTTTGCTTTATGTCCTCCTCTTGTACAAACAGGTTTACCAGCTTTAGCTTCTTCGAGATTGAATGGTTTAAATTTGTTATTTTCTTTTGTTTCCATATCTTTTAGTGTTATTTCTTATTTAATGTAGGTTTAATAATCTTTTCTTCTCTTTATTGTGACGTCTTTCATCTAGGTATTTCCATCCAACAATCATTTTCTGAAACACAGATATATCCACATCCATACACATCCCAATACAACTCACCTTCATAGAGTTGTAGCATAGCAGTAAATATGTCTTCTCCATGTTTAACTAACACATAGTTTGGATATCCTATTCTAGGCTTTCTTTCTCTAAGTTTGATCCATAAAGGACCCTTCTTATACCCGGAAGGAATAGAGTTAAACTCTGTATCAATCTGCCTCTGATTAGATAGACATTCAAGTTGTAAATCAGTATCTTGGTTTTTCACATTAATAAATATTTAAGTCAGTAGCATCAATTGCTAAGCCTTTGTTTATTAATCCGCGATAGTCAAAGTGATTGGCATTTAGCCAGTCGATTGCGGAGATTATATCATCTTGGGTTATTTCTACAAATTCTGTTTCGCCCTCAAGACCTATTGTAGGTTTAGAACAAATTGTAAAAATTTTAGATTTTGATGACGTCTCATATATATCAACACACAGATCACTAAGGCTGTTAAATTCCTTTATCTGCTTTAACTGGCTTACTTCCTTTTTCCATGTCAATTATATTTAGTGTTTCTTTAATTGTTCAAATTCCTGTTCTCGTCATTAATATGTTTTATTTTTTTTGTACAAAATCCGCCTCTTTTACAAATATCCCGTTGATAAGTTTCCCCTTCCGGTCTTTGATTTCGTTGTATGCATATTCAACGCATTCAGTGAAATCAATACCCAGTTGTTTTGACATACAGATGAGAGTGACAACTGTATCCCCGATGCTGTCAATCTGTTTTTCCCTATCGCCTTTGTTTATTGCTCGGGCCAGTTCTCCGAGTTCTTCAACTGTTTTACACATCTGTACTTTTGGATCCTGGGTATGCAGGTTTCTGTCGACAACCCATTGTTCAATTTTTTTAATGGTATTTTCAATCATGTTTTTTATAATTTATACATTTAATTTTTCTAGTCATGCAGTTTTCATCCAATGGGTAATTCCACGAACTGTATCTATGGAGTAAGCAGTACACCATAATTTTTCCTCTTTTACATAGTAAGCTATATCTACTCCTCTTCCATATTCATTCGTCACAATACAATTAAAGTCATCTTCTGGTAGTCTTTCTGTAACACTAATCCATAAAGATTATGGATGTTTATCTGCCTGTACTGCGCCTTCTAATAACAAAGATACTGATTCTATAGTCTCTGTTATGGGGGTCCTACTACTATATCCTATATTACGGATACCTATTTTTCTTACTTGCTCATCTGTTAATTCTATTTCAACAGAACGCTTTTTAACTGCTGGCATACTTCCTGTATTTTCATATTCATTGTATGCTTCTTGAATGTTATTTATAATAAATAATAGTTTCATATTATTGCTATTTTACAGATTTAATACAAATTACAATCTCAAACGTAATTTAAATACTAAAACTGAACCAAAATAGACTATTACAATCGATACATCTACAATTAGCCGCGGATGTAAAATACCCTATTTCGTAGTGGTAAGATCCACAATAAGGACATCTACATAAATTTACTGTATACATTCGTAGTC